CTCTAGGTCAACCCATATTTCGAGCTGATAGCTCGATCAAGGAGACCTTGAAACCCTTTGTGGGGGGCCCCATCCACCCCTCCACGAGGCTCTTGCTATTAACTAATCTCAAGTTTCATAAACTGAATCTTTCTATGTAACATATATTATTATTAATTATTTATTTATTTTAACCAGTTTGGAATTCATATTGATCTGTTGCATGATTTTCATTAGCTTCCACCATAACACTTTGTTTTACTTCGACTTCTCCTCCTAATCTAACTTTTCCTACAGTTCGACCAACCACTCTATCAACATGTAGTAAACGACAATGTCCAAGTGATTTAACATATCCATCAGTTTGAAATTGCCAAATTTGTCCAGAATCTCCTCTTCTCACTAACATTCTTATAGCCTGAGAGAATAATATTTTTTTGTTATAAGATATAATCGAGGTTTTAATATGACCAGGGTCTACAATTTGCTTATCTTTACCAGTACAATTTAAAATTTGATGTGCTGGTACAGGTTCTGCACCTACACTATTATTTAGGAATTCATCATCAAATCCTAATCCGCCTAATCCAGGTGTAGCAGATTTTCGTGTATTTTGATGGATAAATAGATTTCCAGTAACATAGTAAGTATATACTTCTACAGGAATAGCATCAACATCATCAGTAGTGGCATACAATTCAAATCCGGATGTTCCTTCTCTATACACACCCGATTGATTCTGAAACTTTAACATAGATTTTGATTTTATAGTCACATACATTTGACTAAATGGAAGAATAACTCTACCAGGATAATTTTTGTTATATGCATCTTCAGGCAAATATTGAAGAGTTTGCCATCTAAGCTTCTCAGGTTCCTTATTGATTGCTCCAAATGTTCTAATATAATCCCCTACACCAGTTGCTAACTGATGCCAAGTTGTGGGAGTTACAGGTATAGAATAAACTGAAGTATTCAATGTAGACGATTGCCAATCATCATAATATGTAAATACTATAGTCCCTTTCATTCCACAAAGTTCTGTAAATGCAGGTACATGAACACCTGCTTTATTAAACAGACATTTAATTAATGCTTTAAAACAACTATCATATGTTAAAGTTGTTGGAATTGAAGTATGTCCTATCATCCTACTTTCATTTGATCCAGGTATTAAATCATCAAATCTATGTTCAGCACGTACTGTAATTCCTTTCTGAATCATCTTGTTATATTCACGATTAACACGCTTTTTAGTATCAATAGCACCATACCCTACTTTTTGTTTCTTAACATTAGACACCTTCGTGTTAGCTACAGCACCAACAGGCTTATCACTTTTTTTATTAGATTTCTTATTAGATTTCTTATTAATTTTCTTATCACTTTTTTTATTAGATTTCTTATTAAATTTCTTATCACTTTTAATCATAACCATTTTATTTAATTTTTATATAACGCGTAAATCCCATCTGTCCGAACTTAGCATTGACATGTCCGGATTAAAATTAGAGAACACAACCACGTGCGGAGTATTAAATTTTACATTTTTTGATTCATATTTAGTAGAATAGAATTGTCCATTTTTAAAGCATTCCATTACATCATACTGAACATATTCTTGCTTCATACGCGCTAAATCGAAGAATATCACCTCTTCGTATTGGTATCCATAGAATATGTCTGCTGATTTTCCTCCAGTAACATAATAACTTCTCCGGGCATTATAATGAGTAGCAAAATAAGACTTGCCGCTATTGCCAACACTATCAACAATCCAGATAATTTTTCTTGCATCCGGTACAGCTTCAAGGTCTTCAAAGAGGGTTCGTTGCCATCCATCTCTAGGTATAATATCTTCACGCGTTACTTTAGCTTCTTCCAAACCTCTAACATAATCATGAATAAACCTAGGATATTTAGCATAGGTTTGAGAGTGTTCTTCCATCAACTCTAAACCCCTCTTCCCAGCCTTAATACTTTCTTTTAAACTTTCAAGGTCATTTCGAACTTTAATTAGATTTATTCGAGTTTAATATTCACGCTCATCTTGAAAGAGCCTACAATAACATGCTGACATACCTCCGGGCATCATACACTCTCCAAATTCTTTAAAATTTGAATCCTTTTTACAGTACATTACAGCTTGCATGACACTACCTCTTTGAACTTCTAAATGGGCGCGACTTGATATTAAAGTTTTCACTTGGGCTAATCTAAGCTTTTTCTTGAGTTGAACATAACCTTGTAGGTGAGGTGTACCACTTTCTCCAGCTTCAATCCCATATACAATATAATTGAAATGTCCATGAGAGAACATCTCTTCAATTTTTTCAATATCATTCTGAACATAATTATTCACAGTAAAACACCAATTCTTAGCACCAGACATTATAATTTCTGAGGGTGTCATTTTATTTTTCTTTTATGGTAAATCGGAAATTAATTATATTAATTACGCTTTTTAATTACGCCTCCTCCGACAATCGGCGATCTCCTAGTCCAATGTTCCATGGTCCAAGGTGGGGGTAATACTATCCCCCACCTTTTTTGACCTTGGAACATTTTATTCGCGACACGTGTTTCAACACCTTAACATTCTATCGGGTATTTGCCCCTGGCAGCAGGGTAAACGTTACCGATCCTCTAGGTCAACCCATATTTCGAGCTGATAGCTCGATCAAGGAGACCTTGAAACC